TGGGTGTACAATGATGATGGCACTAAGAGTAAAGAAACCATTAGTATTTCATTATGGGATTTAGACCACGGATTAGAAACACTTTCTGCTCGTAAGCGTGAAGCTGTTTACTACAACGTCATTCTAGACAAAAAGCAAAAAGATGTTGCTGACATTATGGGCATTACAACAGTTTCAGTTGGTCAGTATGTAGAACAGGCCATGATGCAATTAGCAGAAGAATACTTTGCAGAAGAAAGAGTTGAAAATGGCGTGGCATAGTCGATGGAATAATTACGAAGAAGGTCTTGAATACGAAGACAATCGTAAGTACACCAATACCCAACTTAATCAATTAGCCGATGATTTTCTTAGAGAAGACGCTAAGAATGAAATCTGTCGTGAATGCGAAGAGCAGGGCAAGGAGACAGGTAATTTTAATCCGACCTCTCAAAGCGTTGCAGACGAAGAAGGCAATGAACTAATCATTGACTTTCCTGAGTTTGAATGCAAGAATGGTCACAAGTGGTATCAGGGCGAAGGCAAGGTCAAGGGAATTAAGGGCGATGCTCCAATCCTTTTTGAAGAACATCTCCACCAGCGTCGTCGTAGAGAAATTTACACTACTATTGGAACGCCAGATCCTTCTATTGTCGCAGGAATTTACAATAGGACTCACCCAGATGGTCGTAAGGTCAACAGTCCTGAACAGCGTAAATCTAATGGGGCCTCATACTATCGCTAGTGTTACACTGTATTAGATTAAATAACGCAATGTAATATGTGTTAAACTATCTAATGCAAGGAAAATTATGGCATACTCATTAAAAAACCAAGAACGAATTAAAGAGATTAAGAAAACTGGGCCTAAGCCTAGGCCGGTTGCTGATCGTCTGTGGGAAAAAATTGATAAGCGAGGCGAAGATGAATGCTGGCCTTGGAAAGGCGCTAATGGCAATGGTACTAGGTCGCCCACTTTGAGTACTAATGGTGTTCAAACTGTTGCCTATCGCCTTGTTTTTATGGATCAATATCCCGATTATGATTTAAAAAAAGAAGAATGGATTCTTCATACTTGCAATGATCATAATTGCATGAACCCAAAGCATCTTTATGTTGGCGATAGAGTAGATTGGGCCAATAAATGGCATGGCATTGAATACGACGCCAATCACGATGAAATTTTAAAACAACGCATGAGAAAAAGAGTAAAAGATCTATATCATAGTAACGAAAAATATAGAGAAAATACTAAAACTTACGTTAAAGAATATCAAATGAAAAACAAAATTCGCGCAATTAACTATCTTGGCGGAGCTTGCAAGTGCGGAGAGGATCATCCATCTGCGCTTCAGTTTCATCACAGGGATCCAAGCGCTAAATCATTTGCCGTTACAACAAAAGAACTTTCGTCTCCAAAGAAAATGCCTTGGGATACAGTAATTGTTCCAGAGCTTGATAAATGCGACCTGTTATGTTCAAATTGTCATTTCAAACACCATGCTATGCTTTCAAACGAGCGTATAAATGAACTCAAGATTGAAATAACTAATGCCTCAATTTAATAAACCACAATTTGATAACAACAAGCCTGAAAAGGTTGTAGTTAAGACCCCTGTGCATCACAGAGACCCTAGATGTAATGTTTGCTCTAGTGATTTCTCTAAAGCCATTGATCGAATGATTGCGCTTGGCACTAGTTATTCTGAGATTAGTAGAATTTTTGATATTAATCGTCAGTCTATTGGTCGTCATGCTAAGAACCATTTGAATTATGAAGAGGCCGCCATTCGCCAGATTATTGCTGCCGAAGCAGAAGAAGCTCAGGCTAATGTTGAAGAAGGCATTAATGGAGCTATTGCTAGGCGAGTATATATTGATGTAGCTATTCAGAAAGGCTTTGAAGCTCTTCTCAATGGCGATGTTCCAGTTGAAGTTAAGGATGTTGCTACACTGATCCAGCTTAAGGAAAAGATGGACTCTGGCACAGAAGGCGCAGCCCTTGATGAGATTAGAACTCAGTTCAATGCTTTTATGCAGGCTATTAGAGAAGTTGCCCCTCCAGAGATGTGGGAAAAGATTCTTGGTCGAACCAAAGAACTGTTGCAAACTCCGGGTTTGCCCGCTGCTAAAAAAGAGCAATGAAACTACTTACATCCGAATTACTATTTGAACTTGATGAGAAGGGCGAGGATCACAGAAGCAATTTTGTAATCCTTGACCCTCATCCTGACTTTGTAGATCAATGGCTTGTTAATGCTTTTGATGAATCCTTCTTTTATGAAGTCGATGAATACATTGGCAGGTACAGGTCTGTATCAACAGCACGAATTGATGGGTTTCTTGCTCTTTGCAAAGATCTAAACAAAGAAGTGGTTTGGACACAAGATCCAACGCCCAACATTGATCAATATCTATCATTAGATAATGTACCCGAAGTTAAAATTGAATCGCCATTTGATAATACAATTAATGGCTTTCTTCCTTTTCAGGTTCAAGGATTCAACTTTCTTAAAAATCTTAAGGGCGGAGTAGTTGAGTGGTCTACTGGAACAGGCAAGACTGTTATTGCCTCAGCATTGCTCAAATATCACTACGATCAAGACAATTTTGACTTAGCACTGTTTGTGGTAAAGAGCCACAACACTATTAACACCCAGAGAAGCCTAGAGAGGCTTGTAGGAATTGATTCAACCGTCATTCGGGGCAATAGAGCTAAAAGGGAAAAACTTTATTCAGAAGTCTCTTCTGACAAAGCCGTACTCATTCTCAACTATGAGAAGTTTAGAGTAGACACAGAAGAACTGAAGAACATAATCGGAGGCAAGCGCGTCTTTATCATTTGGGATGAGATGCCAACTAAACTAAAAACCAGATCATCTCAAAATTATAAAGGTGTAGTTGAGTGTCTTTATACGACACCACCCCCGCAAGTATCGAAAGATAAAGAGCGGGCTGAGCTACGGCAATATATGCTGTCAGCAACACCAATTGAAAACAATCCAGAGGATTTTTTCAACTGCATTAGGATCATTGACCCGAACGTTTACGGAACCGTCAAAGAGTTTCGTAATGAATACGTCGCAAGGTATGATTATTTTGATCGTAATAAACCAGCGGCATGGCATAACCTAGACAAGATGGGACTTAAGGCTTCTCATATTGTTCATCAGGTAGATAAACACGATCAAGATATTGCAAAGATGTTTCCTAATGTTATATCTGAGCCATACTTTATTGATTGGAATGACAAACAGCGCAGTCTTTATGATTTAGTGCGCAAAGAAGCTCGCAAGGTTGATCCAGACGATGTAAACATCCTTGCAATTATTACAATACTTCAGATGATCTGCAATATGCCATCAATGGTTCTTAATTCTGCCGCTGCATTTGAAGCATTTGAGGCAGCGGTGCAAGAGGCATTTGATTTGGGCGCTAGTGCGCCTGACAAGTCGGGATCAGAAGTTGCAGCCAAGTTAATGGATGCCATTCAACCTGAAAAATTTACCAATGACGGTCATGCCAAGCTAGAGGTACTTAAATCTCTCATTACAGAAGCGCATCCTGACGAAAAGATAACTGTGTTCTCTGCATTCAATAATGGATTAATGCCAGACCTGCGCAAGTACTTTGACGAGTGGGGCGTATCTCATGTTTACTATGGCGGCACAGCAAAGCAAAGGCAGGATGCAGAGGACGCATTTAAAACCGATCCAAATATTCAAGTGTTCTTGTCTTCAGATGCAGGATCGGACTCAATTAACCTTGAGGTTGGCTCTGTATGCATTCATTATGACCTGCCATGGAAATGGTCTACATACACTCAGCGCGAAAACCGGATTCACCGAGTTACATCTAACTTTAAAACCGTCAGGTTTTACACACTACTGATGGCAAATTCAGTAGAGGACAGAAAACTTAAAGTTGTCCTTGACAAAATGGGATATCATGATGCCATCTTTAAGGGAGCTATTGCCGATCAAGCAATTAGTCAAAGGATGAGCAAAAAAGATTTTATGTATATTCTTGAAGGTTAAGGTTGATACAAGTAGATAGTTTTGTACGCCCGTACATGACGCTGATACTGATCAATTGCAGTCAAAGTAGCAGTAAGGCAATTGCTTCCACTTACTACCGAAACAAGGCCGGGATCATAAATATGATAAACAGATCCATCATCGGGCGAAACCAAAGGACTTGTTATAAGAGATGAATATCCGTCTCCAAAACTCCATTTATGCTGAATAATTTTATTGTTTGATGGTAAATTAGCAAAATTTGGAGTAAATTTGATTGATACGCCTACGGGTACTTTATAAGCGCCACTAAACGTTTGATTGCTGTCCGATCCCGTGCGATTACTCCATGTCAAAGTATAATTAGATAATGTTGACCCATCTCTTTTGGCAACAGAAAAACCAATTGATGGAGAATAAATATCAATTGTATTAATTATTGAACTCATGACACGCTATCTTTCCAAATAAAATTACCGGGCGTTGCGTATTTAGGTTGAACGTCAAAAAGGTGAATTGTAACAAATTGATTTAATGCCTGAGCGCGAACTTGTAATTCAGTATCAGATTTTGCAAACATCATGCCGTCATTGCTATTCATTGTGTCTGTGAATTGATTAACTGGTATTAAATTAACAAAGCGGTTATTAACCCAGTCTCGATCTCCAATTTCCCAACCGCCATCTATAAATGCGCGACCCTGCCAGTTAATAGCTCGCTGTTTAACAGAAACTTTTTTAATACTCCAAGCACTACTATTGTTGTAACCATCTTCAACAATGACTAGACTGTAATTACCCGGTAAAATTGAATCGTTGTAAGCGGTTAATTTAATTGATTGCCATTGACCCAATGTAAAAGAGGGCACATTTAATTCAAATAATTTATTGCGATTGTTATCATATAAAAATGCAGCAATTTGATTATATGTAGATGAAAAATTAAGATCAAAGGTTATATAAATATCTTCAAAATTTTCAATTTTAAATTTATTAGTTTCTATGCCTTGCCAAGCACTCGTATTAGCGTCACTAATGGTGTAAATTTTAACTGGTTTTTTGTTAAAAGTATCTGTATTGTCAACTTTTGCTGAAAGTGCGCCAGTATTTGTTGTCCATTGATTTGATTTAAGATCTTCTGTAATTAATTCTTTCTCATCAGTTTGATTAGAAAAAATTTGAGCGCCTTTAACAGGTGTTATACTATTCATAACGCTAGATTTATATTCACCATAAATCATACGATTTGATCGTATGCTTTGAATTTGAGTTTGACCATCTTTTAGGTCTGCCGACCATCCAAATAATCCACGATTACTATGAAAAAATGTACTTTCAATAGTATTAGTAGTGTAAATTAATTTTAATGCATTATTTTTTAATTCAAATAATTTGCACTCTATTGTATTATCAATTACAGTTGCTTTAAAAACAAGAATTTTATTGCCTTGCCAATAAGACAATTGATTGGTAATGTTAAATGTAAATATAGATGTTAATTCGTCCGTTATATTAATTTTAAATTTTAAATTACTGCTGTCTTTGTACCATTGAAGATGAGTTGCCAAATAAGAAATGTTTTTTGTAGTAATTTTTTGAATTTGAGATTGAAGTTGACCATTTGCACTTGCAACGCTATTTGGATTTCTTTGATAAATTTCGCTAGAAGCTGGTGTGCATTTACCAGTTAAAAATGAAGCGGCAAATGTTCCCGGAATAGCACTCAAATCAACTTGAGTTTCTCCACTTGAGTTTTCTAAATTGCTTGCGTTTATTTGATATTTTCCCGATAATGGAGATGGCAACGTCAAGTTTGCTTTGTTCCCCGGAATTTTACTTAAGTCACCTTGAGTTATTTGAATATCATTTGGAACCACATCATGAACATTAGATAAATAATTTAAATCTCTTTGTAAGAGAGTGTTTAATTCTAATTGAGTTACTGGTCTATCGCTATTTCTAAAATAAAAAGAAAATACATTTGGTTCAACGTTGGTTGAATTATTACCAGTAGACGCCCCAGTGTTAATAATTGCGTAAACAGATCCATTTAAAATTTTAGGATCATTATCTGATGTATCACCCTGATCATCAAAGGTTTTATACAGCAGTGGCCACCTTGATGGTAAATTACTACCGATTATGTTAATTGGATAATTAAAATTATAATAAATAACGCTTTCACCTACAGCGTGATCTTTTAAAGTTCCCAAAGATCCATCTGACGCAATTGTATAATTGCTATTATATAAACCGCGAGTAATTCCGGTCAATGTATTAGAAGCATTGTTGGTGTAACTAATGTATTCAGTATTACTTACTAATATTATTCCACTGGTAGGAAAATTAGAAGTGTCTGCAAGAGTAATTGAAGTGTCTGCAAGAGTAATTGCACTTCCTAATGTGCTAGAGATAAGCGCTCCATTGGGCGGGACAGTTTTAACTACAACTTTTTCAAGTGTGTTAATATCAAGTGGGGCGTATTTCCAATCTGATGAAACGCAACGCACTCCCGCACAAGAAAAGGTGCCAGTGCCGCTTGACAATTTAATTGTAAATTTCACACCTGTTATTAAACCTTTATTTGTATTAGTTAAATTTAATACATTAGTTAATAAACTTAAAGGTATTCTAAATTCAACATTGTTATTAGGAGGGTCGTTAGTATAAGTTGTTCCTACTGCATTAAAAGCAATTGTATTCGTTTGATTTACATCAAATCCACTAGCGGTAGCATCAGTGGTTAATGATATAGAAGAGTTAGTTTTGTCAATAGTACTGGGAACATTTGGCAAAGAAACAAGAATATAATCGGTTGGTTGATACGCATTAATATCAATTGGATCATTTTTAGAATAAACACTTTTAGATGTGTCGCTACAACTAAACTGTAATTGCCTCCAGTTTCCTGTAGTAGAAATTGTGTCTGGATTTGAGATGCTCCAAGTTTCTCCGGCCTTAACCAAAATTTGAGCATTAATATTATCCATAGACACGGTTGCCAATTGCGTCATTGTTTTAGATGACAAATCAACAATGTATGGATTTTTATAAACGGCTGAATAAAAAGATTTTAAATCAGTATGTTTTTGACTAAGCAGGTTAAGTCTTTGATAATCATCATACGTGCCATAATTTGACCACCGACCCAATGAATCATCAAAATAATCAGAGATAATTTCTTGTTGATTTGCTTTAGCAGCATCGTATGTAATGTAACTCATGAAACGGACCACCCATCAGCAGACGAAGTAAAATCAGAATGGGCGTAATTTTTATTATCGCCCGGAACAAATTTATAAAGATTCTGATCACTAATTATGGTGTGGTTATTGCGTTCAAATCTAATCTCTTTAATTTTAACAAAATAAGCTTTATTGTTTTCAAATTTGGCATAAGCCTCCATGTAGGCGTGTCTACAAGTTGGATAAAAATACATTGTTGGCATACTTTTTTCTAAAAGCAAATGGTTGCGATCTGTATGAGAAACAGTTGTTGTATCTGCTCGCGCAGAAGAAAGGCGTTCAACTGAGTAATTAAAATACTCTTCAATTGATTTTAAGTTAGCTGCTTTGCCAACTACTCCATCTAATCTAGCATTGTAACCCGGATGTTTTTGAAATTGATCAAAGGCGGCTTTAATGTTAGTCAAACTAGTTAAATCGTAATCTTGCAATTCGACAGTTGCATTTTTTAAAAGATTGGTAACGATGTTGTTTTGACTGTTAGTGTTCTCAATTACAACTGGGTTACTAGTACTATTTATAATGTCACCCTTGTAATAATTAAAAGCCAGATTTAACAAGTCGTATTTAAGATTTGTTTGACCGGCAATAAACGGATCTTCTGTTTTGTTATATTGCATATCATAAATTGATAAAAAGTAATTAACAACCCAACTAGGATATTTATAATAATAAATGGGTTTAGCATTTTTGCCGGGATTATAATACTCCGCCTGCAAAGAAGAAAATTCTATTTTGATGTACTTAGCAGTAATGGGGTTAGGTAAGATGTAACTTTGACGAGTGTTTGCTTTGAAAGTTTTAGGAACGTGATGCCACAAAAGATTATTCCAAGAATTAGTATCCGTTCCCGGACCATTACCATCAGTTGAATAATAAACATTAAAATGAACGCCGGGAGAAGCCGAATTAAGATAAACGGCATCAACTACAGCAGAGTCGCCAGTAGCATCAGAAACGTCAAAATAAAGACTTTCCACTCCATACTTTGATGGATTGGGTTTAGAAGACCAGAAATTATTATCGCCAGCTAATAACCCTTCAACACTGTAATTAGAAACAACGGACCTGAATTTATTAGATAAAAAGTCGGTGCCTTCGTTTGCTACTGCCGCAAGCACTCTTATCATTGCTGATGATGTGGCACCATTCACAAGCGCAGTGTTATCCGCCTTATAAGCGGTTGCGTTACTTGGCAATGCGCTAGGCGTATTATAATAAATTTTATTAATTCCTGCGCCTTCAATAACAATTTTAAATTTTTGCCCAACCCAATTATCAGATATTTCAACTGGTTTAAATTTGATATCTAGCCATTGATCACCTGTAGTTGAAGCAGTTGCCTCTCCCTCAACAACGCCAACCCAGCCAACCTCAGAATCATATCTTGCATCAACTGCAAGTGGTTCTTTATAATAAGCTTCGCCTTCATCAAAAGATATATTTGAATGAATAATCTCAGTTATTGTTCTTTTAGTGGTCGGTGCCCAAATTTCAAGTGGACCGTAGTCTGTAAAAGGACTTTTCTGATACTCTGTTTGATTTTTTAAATGCAAATACCCTTTAAAACCTTTTCGAATTCCTTTTTTACCTTTTTGACCATATACTATTCTTTGATACCCATCTTTAGTATATTGAGTAATGTCATACACATTTATAATCATTTTATTTTTTTTAAAATGTACATTTTTAACTGTTGTTTCTTCATATAATTTATTCTCTGCTTTTAACTCTTTATCTGGCCATACTAACAAACTATTTTTTGGTATTTTAAATTTTTTGTCGTAAACAAAAGTTCCATGCCACCAAGTTGTACTAGATAAATCATCATAATTTATCAATTTCCATTTAACACTAGTGGCATTTTTGATTAATAAAGTTCCAATTTTGATATAAGGAACACCATCATTTTTTAAATACTTTGCGCTGCGAGGCGGCCTAGCAATTTTTGCAACGGTTGTAGATTGACTTCCCGAAGTCGTATTAGCAACCTTAAATGTGGTTGTAGAAGGAACGTCAGTAATAAGAAATGGGCCATTAAATCCTGTAGTTGTAAATCCATCAATGTTTACATAATCTCCGACCTCTAGTTGATGCGCAGTAAGAGTGGTGTAAGTAACTTTTGTTGTACTATCACTACTTATCGCATAGGTGATATCAATAGAGGTTAAGTATCTAGGGTTTAGAGAAGTATCGTATCTATAAATACGATACTTGACTTTGCTATTAGCCGTGGCATTAAGATAAACTTGTGCGCCGGTTAAATCAGGAGTTTTATCAACTCTGATATAATCATTTGGCAGATAAAATTCTTGCGTCAATGATGTAATGTTTGCAAAGGATGATTTCTTGTTTTGTTCTACAACAATACCGCTAAGGTTTTTAGTTATATCATTAGCTGTTTCGGCAAGAGGACATACGGCAACATGCGCACCGCCCTTTATGTATAATTTTGAACTTCCCGTTTTGTCTGCCATTAGACGATATTCCTTCCAACCCTAAGGTTTTTAACAACAATGGGCCATGGGCTAGCCTCAGCAGGATTTTTAGATGTATCAACAAGAAATTTTTCTTGATTTAAATAAACATCGGTATTTCTTGTAAATTTAATTTTTACAAATCTGCCAAAAACCATATCAAATGTAAAAGCTGAGATGCCCCATTTGTTTAAACTAGTTCCTTGATAATCTAATAATGTATGATTTGGATAAAGTGGATCAAACACAACTGGTTGATAAGTCCAAACGTTTTTAACTACCTTGGCCTTAGTTATATTTGCTGTTTGAGACGGATTGGCAATATTTCCTTGTACAGTAAATGATGATGTAGTTGGAGTACTTTTAATGGTAAATGTTCCATTGTAACAAGTTGCTCCGCTAACTTCTGTAATAGTAACAGAATCACCAGTTTGCAAATTATGAGCGCTTACAAATGTGTATGTATAAGTTGTGCTTCCTGCTTCACTACCACAGGCAATTGAAGAAAGATTGGGCAAAGATGTGTCTTGAATATCATCCGCATATGAAATTTCAATATCAATGGGGGCATTAAGTATTTCAAATATCAAAAAATTTACACTCTGAGTACTGCCTAAATCAATTATTAAATAATCTTCGCCAGAAGTTTTTAATTCCGACATCCAAAACTTATCGCGCTGATAAGTAACCGTTGGAACATTATTAAGACTCAAATAATCAATTGGGTATTCATGATTAACAAAACTTGTGTTCGTATTTGCGTTTTGACGAGTAACAGAAATCGGTTCAGGGTAATCTGCTAATGCTTGATTGGCAGACCAGATGCCGCTATTAGAAAGGTTTTTTAAAGCAGAAAATTTAGTAATTAATGCCGAGTTGTTATTTAAACTACCAACAGCATATGACGAAGCAGTAACAAGGTTTGGTTTATAAAATCCTTGATAGTGTTGCTGAAAGTCATTATGATTTCTAGGAGCCTCTTTCTCAACATCTGCTTCAACCCAATAGATAGAATTAAAATCATTGCCAGATTGAGTCGGCCAATTAATATTACTATTTCCTGTAACAAATTTAGTGACTTGATAAAATTCGCTACTAGCGGAAACTGATTTAATATCTATAGGGTGAGAATCTGCCTGTCCTAAACTTGTATTTAAAACAGTATTCATTGGTTTAAGGTTTTCAACGGCATCACGAAGTAGGCGCATAGTTTGCGCATCAACCTCTTTAAGATTTTCAGCGTTAGCAAAAACGTTTAATACTTCAGCGGTGCTATCTGATTTTAACTCTGAAGGAGCGGAGTCATTAGGAATAACTGTAAACTCTTCAGTGTTATAATATCCATTCCTATTTGCATTAATATTAAAATTATAATTTAATATTTGATCTGTATGCTGATTAAAAATATGTTGATAATTTTCAATAATTCTTGTATTGTAACCAAGTGCTGATTTAGCGGCTAATCTCATTCCCTCAACTGTTGGTCCCAATCGCGCAGCATGAAAATAATCAATCGCCCTTTGCCTATATGCTTCATCAAGAGATTTAATTAAAGCCCAAGAATCAGCGTCAAGAACATTTTTTGAACTCTCTAAATACGATTCATCAAAATTTCTTGCAAATCGAAATGGATTGCCGTACAATTTGTCAAGTTGATCAAAATTAAATCCGTGTTCTTCTAATTGAAGTCGTGCATAAAAATAATTTAATTTTAAAAAACTAACGCCAGCGGGACCAATTAAGGTATATAAAAATTTGTAAAGTCTAGAATCGGGCGAGGTGTTAAAAACTTCTTCAGGGAAGTTGTCTAGGTAGCTAACAATATTACCAGAGCTAGTTAATGCTTCAATTAAATACTGTTCGTCTACTAAGGCGTCATAGGTTGGTCTACTCATAATATGTTATTCCAAGTGTTTTGAGATTTGACCCTAATAGTCATAACTGATGATATGTCGGTAACTCCGTTTGATAACACCCCTTCCGGAAGAGCAACAAGTTCGTTATCACCAATTTGAAAATCTTCATTGTACGCGCCAGAACCAGTGTTAATGTTTATACCCACAATTGACAATTTATCCTTGGCAGTTTTATTATTATATGTAATTGTAATTGGATGGTTGAATGATGGAGAAACAGTAAAATTGGCAACACTTGACGCAGTAACTAATGAATAATTACTGTTAAGTTTAGCTGTAAGTGCAATTTTATTTACAGTGTCAACAACCCAAAATGCTGTACTAGTAGAGGGATCTTTTCCAAGGTTGTTATCAACAAGTGATTTATAATATTTATCTCCATATAACACGATGTCATTCATTGAATAACTAAAATCTTTTGAATAAAATTGAACTTGAAAATCATCAAATTCAATAACTTCTGGTTCATTTTGACCGTATTGAATTTGAAAATTACTTACAACATAATTTTGATTTAAATCGGTTAACGCTTTGTTAATTGTCGGCGGTAATCCGGGGGTTAAAGCAATAGAACCATCATCAATGTATGAAAGTTCATCGTAAACTTCATCTAGTAAAAGACTTCCGCTGGTCCATGAATCAGATGTATTACGATAAATTTTGTAACCAGTTGCCCCATCAACAATATTCCAAGTTAATTTAATTGAGCTATTACTCGCCGCTGGAGTTTTTGTAACAGAGGTTGATGCAGTAGTTTCGCCATGTCCATTAATCGCGGTAATTTTATAATAATAAGCTATATTTGATAAACCAGTTGTTCCGCTCGCATTTACGCCGTAATCGCTTGCAACCAAATTGGTTGGAGCGCTGAGCGCAGTTGAACTTTGTTTTGGCAGATACGGAAGATAAAGTTGATATTGTGTTGCAGTAATGCCGTCTCCAATGTTAACTAAATCAAGTACTGGTTTACTAATTGGATCGCCGTACTTATTAGTTTCAACTAACCTAACCCGTGAATTATCAGTGTCATCTTGTTCCCTGTTAAGTTGCTCTAATACATCTTTGGACCAACGTACATTATCCACTCCACCAACATTGTGAATGGTTTGAATAATGTCTGACAATTGAATTTCGTTTCCAAAATAAACATTGTCAAAATATCTAGTTAAAGCAAGTCGAATTGATTCGTTAACAGATGCCTTGTTAGCTCCAATTGAATACATTATAGTAATGTCGGGTTTAAAATACCTGACCATGGCTTTGTGAGCAAGGACATCGGTGGTCACCTGCTTATTAGTTTCTAGTAAAGATTGAAGCGTGACAATATTGCTATCGTATTGATAATTGTTAATATCAATAGATGGATCAATAGTTGTTAACAACAATGCAATAGTAGAATCGGCTACATGCGAATTTACGTAACTGCCATTAGACGCCCTCTCTTGAATTTGAAGTAGCGAGCTTGGTTTATTTGGAGGCAAAGAATATTTGATTTGTTCTGAATCTATGAGAAGGTAATCATTGTTAGGAAATTGTTTTGTTGTAGTTGATGCAACTTCCATTAAAACGCTTACTGTTGCGCCAGAGGCAGTGATGGCAGCAGCGGTAGTTCCAAATTGCCCTCTACCGGTGACAGTAAATGTATTTGACGCCTTTGCACTGTAACTAATAATTTCACTGCCAATTAAAATATATCCTGAGGCTGGAAATGGATCAGTTGAAGTAACTTTGATTGCAGTTGAGTTAGTAGCTGCTATGGTAACCAAAGTCACTTTGCCCGTATTAGCGTCTCCGGTCAAAGTTCCAGTTATACTGTACTTAATTGTACTACCAGTAGTTCCGCTAGTACAAACCGCTGAAGTTAAATTAAGTGCTGTACTTCCTGTAATTCCACTAATGCTAATTGTGTCGCCAACCTTTAAATTATGAGCGGCTGAGGTTGTTAACGTGGCGGTGCCGTCGGTTGCTGACGAAGTTGATACCGATATTTGATTACCGGAATCAGAAGCATTGGTAGTTGTTGATACGGCGGAAGAGTTTGGCAATGCGGTTGCCAATGTAGCCATTGATAGAGAGCTATTATTAATATATGGACCTGTGTATGGGCCGCCGCTAGTATCTCCTGAACCAACAGAAGGAATGGTCGCAGACCACTCAATGCCATTTCTTGCCCTTATTGTTCCATTCAAATCGGTTACCTCTTCTACTAACCAGTAATGCTCATCTTTGTTAAAAGTTCCGTTACTTAAACTAATTTGATTTGGCAAATCAATAACTGGTTGATGATACAATGGGGTAAATATGTTGTTTTTAATAGGTCGCCTGCCCGGTTCACCCATTCTTCTATAATTATCAATGTAAAATGCGCTAGTTGTATCATCAGTAAATTTAAATGTTGGAACGGAGCTTCCGGGGCGAGGAATGGTTACATTAGCAACCGTTGCGTCTTCTCCATTAACATAAACATCGACACAATTTAAAATGTTTCGATCATAATCGTTGCGAGAAGCAGTAGACATATAAGAGTGTTCAAACAAAAGAACGTCGCCCGGAGCAATCGCATTACTTGGACGAGTGTTAACATTACCTATGTAAACATTAGTAAATGTTACATTGGGTTGATATAGTACTGGAGACGCAGTTGAAGTAGGATCAATCGTTCCAATATAACGAGCGGCGTCACCTTTGTTTTTATCTTGAGGTAAAATGTTTAAAAAGTAATCATAGCCGGAAGTGTAGTAAATTGGCGACAAGCCTGAATCATTAGCAATAAAATATGGCAAATTGTCATAAATATGCTTTGAATTATTATTGTTTGATAAATTAGTTGTAAATTGATGAATTTTATCAGATGGTCCATTGCCCCCCGATGTTGCATCAGAAACACTGGGGACTTGAATGTATTCACTATACTTAGAAATTGGACCAACAACGTTTGCTTTTTTTGATTTAGTTGAAAGCGCAAGTGATAAGAATTGATCTTTGGTGCCAGCAAGATTTCTGAAAGGACCGGCAGTAGTAAACCTTGCTTTAAGTTCAGTGTCTGATTCGCTATCTGTTCCGCCAGTAATTGGGTATTCGTTATTTACCGCAGTAATGCCGTAAATCGGCGCTCCAACTGTCTCCGTAATGGTATTAGCGGCAACATTACCAATGGTTCCACCTTGAATGGCTTCAATAGGGGCGATGACCTCAGTGGTCCCGGCCTGCAATGTTACAGTTGTGGTAGTTCTAAATACTACACTTGTATTTCCGTCGCCACCATCAGGAGTAAAAATTGTGGTACCAGATCGAATAATTACTGGATTTGTTGTAGTGGTTTCTCTTGAAAACGTTACATAACCCGTTGCGCGGTTACCAGCTTGACGACCAAACCCAAGGATAGCCAACATGTTGTCAAGATCTGATCCAAATTTTGCATCAATATCAAATGCCCCATTTAACACATTAAGATCAACTTGAGCATCGGCTATTGCCTGCGCAACGGTATCAATAATTCTCCGCTCTGGAGTTCCCGTTTCGGCAGACATAGAGGGATCAAGCGCCCTCAATTGAGTAATCATACTTTGTGAAATTTGATTTTGTGTAGCCATATTATAAGGAAAGTGATAGTTTTATTGGATAAGCTTCGGGGTTTGCTTTTGCAGTTGTAAAATTAATTTCAACATTTGCAGCAGTTAAATTTTGTTCTAATTTAGTAATTTGAAAATCCATTACTACTTCTCTGGCAGTCAAAGTTGCTTTACCAAATGACATTTTATCTACTTTGGCTCTGGACAATTGACGAGCTTTATAACGATTTACAACTGCTGCTATCTCTGTTTCAATTTGTAAATGTAAATCGTCTAACGAATTTGGCGTAGTTCCTATGATTTTGTTTTCTAAACTACTGCCATAATTTTCATTAAATCGATTAGATCCTCTTTTTTCAAGTAATTCGCATTTAATGTCCTGCATTAATTTTTGTTCATTGGCAACTTTGGCAAGACCCTTGCTGCCAAGGGCTAAATCACCATCTTCTGTTAATCCTATACTCCAAGTCATATCTATATATTAACTGTGCGGAATTGACGTATGTAGAGTTTTGTATTAAACAAAGCTAGGGGGTTATCATTATTAATGGTCCTAATGCCGAGCTTGCTCCAATTATACTTGCCGGAGTGGCACCTGCGGAAGCAGATGCCGCGTAAAAATCAGTTGCACTTAATGCAAGCCCTGTTCCCATCCATTGCTGTCCGCCCGGATAACTTGATGCATAAAACGTAGGAGCAGTTCCGCCAGCGCCAGAGGGAGTGTAGTATCCAATCCAATGAACAGCTCCAGCGCTTAATGAAGCGGTTTTGCCACCAGTTAAATTAAATACTGCGGTTTTCAATCCAGCTCCACCGCTCATAGTAATAGTACCCGTAGACACGGTTGTAACAAAATCGCTTGCAACAATGTAATTTCCGGAAGAATCATAAATTCTTACTACACCGTTGTAAGTACTGTTAGACGAAACGGTATTATATAAAGTTACAGTTGATGTTCCGGTCAATGTAATATTTTGAAATGGAGTAAATTTACTGTAATAAGTAAACCCCGGACTTGGAGTTATAGTACTCCAATAAAAAAATTCTGGAGTTCTTCCTGAACAAAAAAATGAAGAGGTTCTATTATTATTAAATCTATCAACATAATTTTTAGTAGCGGCATCTTGAGCGGCAGTCGGATCTGTAACATTTGTAATTTTTTGAGTGCCCATATTGAGAGCCTGAGCTTGAGTGCCAAGACTTGTCAATGAAGAGTTGACTACTGTTGATTTAAGAGTTGTATTTGTTAAAGTGTTTGCATCGGCGGTTATAGTATTTCCAGTACTACCAGTAGTAATGTTCGCTCCATTAATTTGAGTTACGCCCGCATTGGGTAAATCTCCTGCCACTAATGATCTAAATAATGGGGCACCAGTGCTACCAGAACCGGGTCCCGCAAATACAGTATTAATAGCAGCAGTTGCAGCGCCAGTTCCACCATTTGTAATTGCAACTTGACCTGACAATTGACCAACGCCAATTGTTTTATTAGTTAATGTTTGCGATCCATCAATTGTGACAATATCGCCAGAAGTGGTGCCCCCCTTAGTAATCCCAATTGTAGGATTTGCAGTAGTTCCACCTACAACTGTAATGGGCGAACCGCTAGTTGGAGAAATGCTTTGAATTACACCAGCGGCTCCAGCGGCTCCTGTAGCTCCTGTAGCACCGGTACTGCCCTGAGGACCAATTAAACTGGTTCCAGAGGGCCAAGAACCGCTTGCCTTAGGTCCATAAATATAATTTACGCTTGTATCAATATAAAAATCTCCATTGGAACCAGTTGAACTAGATGGAACGCCAGAACCATATCTAATTGTATTTGCGGTTCCTGTACTTGTACCACCCGTACCTCCAGTTTGATCAATTGGCCCCCAAACACCATCTTGATAACCAATAACTTGACCAGATGTTGCTTTAGAATCATCAACAATAATGATTGATTTACCAGTAGGAGTTTTAATAACTTCAGCCGCAACTTTAGCTTCTCCCGGAGCTAAATGGATTACCTTAGTATCATCAGCATTATCAAATTTGTTATCAAGTTTCCAATAACCTCCGTCTTGACGAACGATCCAGTATTCGCCTTCTTTGGGCCAAACAAAAAATGATGGAACGTCAAATAGTGAAATTTGAATATTACCTCCGTCTTTTAACTGCGCTTCAATTTTACGTGTGTCTGTACGAACTGTTGTAATTCGTACAAATTGTCTAGGACCAAAGGCGGGATTAATGTGATTTCTAATTGTCATTAATTATTTTTTCTTATCAGCTTCAGATGGATCTTTGTCAGTGGCATTTGAAAATGTGCCAACGGGATCCGTAGTAGGCCAAGACCTAATCATTCCCGCATGAACCCAAGCTTTATCTGGATCCGCCGCAGTACCGTCTGTATTTTTGTATGCCGAGGGGGCCATTAACTCTGCTGTAGTAGTAAAACCGTTTTCATATGAGCAATTGTGAGTCACAGAGTTAACATAACATTGCAAACCGTGTTCTGGAAAAGCTACAATGCCTCCGGGAAAAAGCTCAGGCATGAATGTAAATTGAAATTGTGTTTTAAATTGCCCAGACCAGTAAAGACAAAACTTTTGATATGCCAAAAACGCTTCATAAATTGGTGCCCTAACCATTGCGGCTTCTTCGTAATGAGGCCTTGCTCCATATTTTCTCAAAAAATTAATTGCGTCTTCTTTTTTAGCAAGCGTTGGGTATTTTTTAGGATCAACTGCTTTAAGATCTCCTTTTACATCTACCCCATTAAGGAAATCTGCCATAAACGCATTAAATACATTAACCACTCCGCCGGTATTTAATCGATCTTCAAAACCTACGCTACCACTACCAGTGTCTGCTCCAGACGGCGCACCAGCAATGTCTCCAATTACATAAACGTGAGTATACAATTGATCATCTGAAAGCTCAATACTTCCGCTAATAATTTCAATGTCCTCAATAAGCCAATAAGCAGTTTTTCCTAAACCGCCAAAGTAATCTGGGTAAAAAGCAAAGAAATCACCATTTGGAGTAGACATAAATTGTCTTAAACAGGCCATGGACAATTGTTGAATAAAAGGCATAAGTGGAGTGTCATTCATCAAACTCCTTTGACCAGTTAAAGAGTTTGACTCCATGGTGTTAACAAATCCGGGCATGGAAAAGAATGTTGAAAATGCCGCAGCCTTGGCGATAGCTCCAACATCAACGGCATCTCCGCCGGGTTGAACTACTGCGTCTGTTGGAGTACCAGTAGAATCATTAGCAACCGGATTACCATTTTCGTCTGCATTACCAAGTGAAAAATCTACAAATTTTCTTGGAGAAATTGTTCCGTTTGTTGTGACCGTAATATCAGTAGGGCCGTCTGGGTTCATAACGACGCGAACTTTAGTGTCTTCGGTTTGTCCTACTTCCGTGCCCTTTTCAACCTGCCTAGGTAATTTATTAAGATCGTAATTATCTGCAATCGGTCCAAAAGTCATTCGGTCATTTTCTTTAAAAATGCCAATGGTTTCTTTAAATTTAAGAATTACCGTTTTTTCGTTTGCAGAATTTATTTGCCAAGTTACTTCTGATTTAACCGGAGCGTTAATATGAATTTTGCCACCGCCACCGTTTGCATAGATTTGACTTTTTATAACCCCATGGGCTTCATTTTGACTTCCATATTCAGTAATTGTGTGCAGACCAAAATCGGTTGCGGTTGGAAATATTGGGGATGGTTTTTTAGCTTGTGATCCGGGCATGATGAACTACCTTTACTTGTCTTTTATTAATTGAGCGATGTTTAAGCATTTGATTAAAGTTTACCTCTTCTAACAATATCTTCTGCTCTTTGACGACCTTGCCTACCGGTTCCGGCAAAATATCCCTTCCATGTTGAATCTGTAGGAAAATTAACTGATCCGTTAACCAATTTGTATCCAAAAACGCCAATTGCGGCAGGCGTGTTAATATCAAAAATTCTACCAGTGCTAGGATTTGGACCGGTATCCGTTTGCGGTAATGCCGCTGCTCTGCCAGAGGGTGATAAAATTACATACCAGTCATATCCATCAGTTTTAGAAGACGGTGAATTGTATAAAGCAAATCCGGGAACATCGGGGTCGGCCCCAGTTGAAGGTCCTTGGCTGCCATAGCTATCATCGCCAGAATCAACATAATTATATTTATGACTAGATCCAAATTGAGAGGCTTTGCCTTCATGATCCCATCTAATTCCAGATCCGTTAAAATTGTTATGTGTAACAATACTCGTATCTATAACGCTGCCAATATTACCGTCGCCGCCACTTGTGTTGCTTCCTCCACCACCAACTGAAGAATTTCCATAATCACCACTTCCAATAATACTTTTAACAAATTTTACAATCTCTTCATTGACCTTTGAATTATCTCTTGCAAATTCATCAAATAATTTGCCTACTACCGAGTCAATATTACTAGGAAGTGGCTGGATGTATATGTTACTGTTATCCCAGCCGCCTATTTCGTTAAGTGCTGCATACAAAAGGTTTCCAATACTGGAGTCGCCCAATTTGTTAACTTCGTTTATTCTCTGGTTATCTGTATCAGCCGTACCAGCCCTGCCAGTAGATTTATCTAAATTCCAACCATATGCTTTCATAAAATCATTTACAAATTGCAATCCCGGATCAAAATAAGTATGATTTAACCGTTTAAGAGTACAGGACGCTTTGATTTTTGCCGTACCCGGAAACAACTGAACGTCGGGAGTTGTGTCGCAATAACCTGTAAATACTTGAATGGGCTTGCCTGCAATTCTTTCAAGAATAATTGTAATAGGATCCATTGGATGAAAAACGGGAAGAACCTTGCCATCAGTTTCGCGTTCTGTAAACAAAAACCTAGGCTTATTGTCTTTGAGCACTTTGGGATTTCTAAACTCTAATTCGGCGGTGCTCATATTGTCAATTACTCTGTAAACATCGCATTTAATTATGTACGGGCTTAAATCAACTATTCCGGAATCGGTTTTGATCCAAACTTTTATCGATGGAGAATATACTAATCTTTTCATTTAAAAATTCCTCCAATGCCTTGCAACAAAACCATTAGTTGTATGAATGTGCCAAGAAACAGAGTTCCCCTCAGCAACTTTACTAATATTAGTACCAATGCAACTAGACGTTCCATTTTTTCCATAAAATTCTATAAATACGTGCCCGTCGTTTTCCCAAACTGTGAAATAAGACCCTCTCCCCGGACTTCCCCAATTTGCATACTGGCCTGAAACCATGACTGAATTTACACCCATTCCCGCATTGGCCAAAGCATAAGACACAAAAGAAGAACAGTCTAATTGGTATGCATCTGGGTGCGTTGAACTTCTAGCTAAAGTCAAAGCATTTTCGTCATGGCTTCCTCCATAAACATAGTCTGTTTTAGTTTGAGCTATTTGATCACAAATTCTTAATAGATTTTTAACTTCTTGAGGTGCATTATCTGGCAGCACCGGACATTTAGCAGATTGTGTATAATTACTAAGATCAGGTTGTCCATCGGGGCTGATTGACCCTGATGCAATTGCTGTACCAAATTGACCGCTTCCAATTAAATCTCTAACAAATTTTGTAATTTCTTCGTTAACTTTGGAATTGTCTTTTTTAAATTCATCAAAAAGACCTCCAACAACTTTTGCTATGTTGCCGGGAAGGGATTGAATGTAAATATTTTTATTATCCCAACCACCAATTTCATTGAGTGCTGCATAAAGTAAATTACCAATACTGGAATCATGTAATTTAACTGATGAAGTTGGAACTTGCTTGGGATTTTCATCTTTTGTTGCTTGTTTTTCATTAACCGCAACGCCATTAGATACATTAATTATCCAACCATAGTTACGCATAAAATCCTGTACAAAATCTAATCCCGGATCAAAGTAAGTGTAGTTTAATCTTTTTAAAGTACAAGACGCTTTGATACGAGCGGTACCCGGAAATAACTGTACATATGGAGTTGTATCACAGTAACCGGTAAAAACTTGAATGGGTTTGCCCGCAATACGCTCTAGCACAATTGTTATTGGGTCCATAGGATGAAACACTGGTCTTATCGAGGTACTACCATCTGAATCGGTATATTCATTTTCAGTAAACAAAAATCTTGGTTTTCCATCTTTTAATACTTTTGGATTACGAAATTGAATTTCAGCATGACTAAGGTCATCAATTTTTCTTACAACCGTGCATTCGGTTACATAAGGAGTTAAATCAATAACGCCTGAATCGGTTTTTACCCAAACCTTGATAGATGGAGAATATACTAAGCGTTGCATAACAATTAAACCGGAGAAGTAATTCCTAATTTTGCACAAATTTTTTGAACATAAGTTACAGTTTCTGACATGCTTTTCCATACATTGTTAGAAACTTTACCGGGGCCAGCATTGTATCCAGCTAATGCCAATGGAATGTTGTTATTAAAAGAATTTAAAAGATTGGCAAGGTATTTGGCTCCGCCCATTACGTTTTGTTCTGCGTCATGCGGATTAACTCCTAGTCCTTGTGCGGTAGCAGGCATTAGTTGCATTAATCCAATAGCCCCGGCAGAAGATACGCTATTTTGATCAAAACTAGATTCTTGTCTCATAACCTCACGAATAATATTTTTATCAACATGGTATGTATTTGATGCCTGTGTAATAAGTTGCTCAATTGCGTGGGGGGCAAGACCTGAAGATGTTGTTGAAGTTGTGGCAGTTGCAGTGGCAGCAGCAACCAGTTCCTTAGCTTTATTTATAATTCTATCTATTGGAAAATTACCGGGGCAACCAGTTCCTCCACCGCCTGCCGCGCCCAAATCTCCGTGTCCGCAAACTCCGTGAGTTGTAGATTTTACTAACGGAATATTCCATTTGGTTGACCAATAAGCAACCCATTCTGCCGATTTATTAATTTGCGCATCGGTATATGTTGAAACGCTTGCCGGAATTTGTCCAACGTGTTCAATTCCCAATGAATCTTTTGATCTATATCCAGCATGATGTGCTTGATTTTCATCATTGACATATCTGGCAGAGTTTCCTTGTTTATCAATGCCCACTTGTACTGAAATACCGCGATTTGGAATGCCAACGCTATCAGCCCAATCACTTCTTCTCATTAGGCCATTTTTTAAATTCTCCAATGTTTGATCATTTGAACCTTCGGTAACATGCAAAACAATAATTTTTGGATGATTGTTTGGTTCCCAATAATTTAAACCATCTCCATTTTGAGGAATTGGAAGATTAGTGTGATCAGGTTCTGCAATTGTACCAGAGCCACCCGTTCCACCTGATGCAGTGCTGGCATTTGGATAAAGTTTGCCGAAATCTCCGTTACCAATAATTTCTTTAACAAATTTTACAATCTCTTTATTGACATCTTTATTATCTTTGGCAAATTCATCAAAAAGTTTGCCGACTATTTGAGCTATGTTATCAGGGAGAGATTGAATATAAACGTTTTTATTGTCCCAACCACCGATTTCATTAAGTGCAGCATAAAGCAAATAACCGATACTTGAATCGTTTAAATTAGTTGATTTAATCGCTTTACTGATTTGAGAATCGGTTGTAGTGGGATCGGCGGTGCCATCATTGCCCGCGCCACCCCTTCTAACAATGCCATCGCCTCCTAATTGCCAACCATATTGATTCATAAAATCCATAACAAAGGGAAGTCCCGGATCAAAATATGTATAGTTTAATCTTTTAAGTGTACAGGAGGCAGTCAAACGCGCTGTACCGGGAAATAATTGCACATAGGGAACAGTATCGCAATAACCGGTAAACGCCTGTATGGGTTTGCCTGCAATACGTTCAAGGACAACCGTTATGGGATCCATAGGATGAAAAACCGGTCCAATGTTTCCATCTTTTTGAACTCTTTGAGTAAACAAAAATCTAGGTTTATTATCTTGTAAAACTTTTGGATTTCGAAATACGACATCTAGAGAACTTAAATCGTTTACTTTGCGTTGAATTCTGCACTCAGTAATGTGAGGACTTAAATCAACAACACCAAAATCTGTTTTAACCCAAATCTTTACCGATGGGCTATACACTAGTCTTTTCACGATATTTAATTTCCGTTTGCGTCTGTTAAATCAAACTGGTCTATTTTCCTATCCATTCCAACTTGTATGCCAGTTCCACGGTGATTGATTTGTGCGCCCGTAAAAGCCGTGTCAGATACACCACCTCTTGCGCTAATATATTTACCACTACTAACGGCGTCGTCATATTGACTTTGAAGGATATCTTTTCTAATTTGAGCGCCATTTTTTGCTCCAAAATCATCTTTGCGAAACAAAGTCATCCAATCCGTAATTTTAGATCCCGAACTTAAATTGTCGCCAAAAATACCTTTGCTTCCATCAGACTGAGCGATGACAAATTCAATAGAAAATTGAGGGGCAAAATTAAATTTAGTTCCGCCAGCAGCAATAGATTTAATGTAACCCTCTAATTGCATGCCTTTTCTTCCGCCCTTTTGATTCCTTGGCCGACCCTCTACAGATCGCGGATTCATAATCAATGTTACGGTAGGAAGAGGAATTGTGGCGTCATCGCCATAATGTTTATAATAAATATTAGATTTTTCACTGGCATTAGATTGAGGGCGTATATCTCCATTAACGTTTAAAGCCTCTGAGTGAGACTCTCTAACAAAGGCAGCTAATTTATTATACTCTCTTTGATTTGGCATTATTCCAGCCATTTTTAAAATAGGTTGATCAAATGAATGGGGATAAAATTCTCTTTTCCAACGACTTTGACCAGTGCTACCAGTCATAGAAAAGTCAATTGACGCCTCTTCTACCCAAAGGTTTAAATATTTATTATTTGTTTTAATAAGCCGGGCGGTCCAATTATTTAATGTATTAGGATCGACATCAGGTGTACTAACCGCGTACCCTGTATCAACTCTAGGGCCAGCTTGCCTATTTAATTTAGCTGCATTTTCAGCAGAATAAGGAATGGGATTAATTGGATTATTAGCCATTATGTTTTATTGTCCTCAGATGGAGCTTTTCCATCTCCATTTTTACCACTTCCGGTATTTACGCCGACTGCACCAAATGTAGGTTTAGACATATTGGCTCCCAATGCCTCAAGCGCGGCTGCATCACTTTCACCGGGAAGCCAAGATTTAATAAATTTGTTATATGGACCGTTTGCACCACTAAGCTCGCTATAATAATCTTGAGTTGCGCCAGCCTTATAAGTCTTGCCTGTATTGGGAGTTGTCCAAGGATTAAATTCATGAAATCCGATGCGAGCGGTTGCAGTTCCAAAGGGTTTGAAACTAGGATCGTCCGTTTGAGCCTGCGCCTCTGTTTTAATTAACTGTTCAAAACTTTCTGGGCTTTCAACAACTGCTGCGCTAACACTCCAAGTAGGGGCAACTACGCTTTTGCCATACCTAAATCCGGGTGCTGATTTCGGTTGAATAAGAAATTTCCAACCACGGGCTGGATATTCAAAAGTTACAGGCGTGGTATCATAAGCCTGTGTTTTACCTTGGGTGGCAAGCTGCATGTAAGAAACAAACCATTGGTAAATTGTTTCCATTTTGCTGTATGATGAAACAGTGCCGGTAATAGTCATGTCCTCAATAAACATTGAAAGAATTTGAACAACTTCGCCGCCAAACGTTTGATAATTTTGAGTATTCAATCCATAAGACCAAACAATAGAATCAGGGTTGACTGATAATTTTAAATCAGGCAGGGCCTGAGTTGGATGAGAAAATATAATTTTTGCAGTATTAGCCATTTTTGCCACCGGGAGCATTGGTTTGAGCGTCTTTTAACCCTCTCGCTGCTTGCGCAGCAGTGTCTAATGAACTAACTAATTTATCAAAATTGTCTCTAGATATGTCTTGATTTTGACCCTTTCTGCCATATTTGTCAAGATCATCAAGAAGGGTTTTTTCCCAACCCATTTTAGCCAGACCGTTGCCCTCTTTATCTCCAAATACATCAGTTATAATTTTTTGAGCGTTAGCGCCGTGAATCCCCGCGCTTCTTAAGACTTTATCAATTTCTGATTTTTCAACTTGTTTTCTAGACCATATATCTCCGCCACCGCCAAAAATACCGTGTATTATTGCATCCCCAAGGTCCTCTTGTGGCTTTGTTAAAGTATTTTTAAAAGTTTTCAAATTTTTAACAGCGCCAATATAATTGCCCTTTGAATTTTTTTGAAAATATTGAGATTCGGTTTCATCTACAGCCGCTCGTTGCGGCGCATAATCAATAATACTTTTTATTTGTTCGGGCGAATAGCCGGTATAACCATAAAGATTAATCATGTCACTAATTGCTTTTTCACCAGCCTCAGAATTTAAAAATGCGGCATTGGTTTGTCCAACAGATTTACCAGTTAAATTTTGAAAAACAGATCCCATGGATGACTCTAAAGCTCGCGATTGTTGCGATGAAGACATCAACCCTGCTTGATAAGGCATATAACCCATTTTCATAACTTGTTGCTGCGCCATTGGATTATTCATTAAAGTTTGCAACGTTTGAGTGGGATCAATTCCCGGCATTCTACGCTGCAATTCGCCACCTTGAACAATGGAGTACGATGACATCGCGCCAGATTGTCCTGCAAGTTGAGCATACGTTCCAAGTTGTTGCGTCAATTGTTCAGTTGAAACATTTGCACTTGCCGCTACTGAATTGAGATTGTTAATTGTACGAGTTAAATTAGCTAACTCACTAGTGCTGCCAAATCTTATGGTTTGTTCCATAAGTGTCCCGGCCTGTTGAGGAGTGATGGAGGGATTGAAGCGAGTTATATTTTCTAGTGCCATTTCGCCTGTATTAAATTGACCACTATTAAAATTAAACCCCATTCCCATTAATGTATTATCTATTTCTGCCATTTGCTTCATATTGACACCCGCTCGCATTGCCTGACCCATTTGATGCAACTTAATACCTAATCCTTGATTAAAAGCATTATTAAATGGATTCCTAAAACCAATTCCTCCAATTTCAAGATTTCCTCCTACCGGACCGCCAATTTGCGTAGCGCCAAGGTCAGACAGCTCTTGCATTTTACGATATGCTGGTTGAACATATTGCGTGAACACTTTTTTGCCAGCTTCATAACTAGGAATAACGTCATTGGCAAAAAAGTTCGCTCTGCGACCAGCTCGTATATATGCCTTTTGCTGATCACTATCTGGCTCAGCCCTAGCCGCCCTTTCTAAATTTCTAAGCATTGCTGCTTGGGCTAAGTGTTGAGCAGTGATTCCGCCTTTTAACGGACCAAAACTAGGAGGAATGGCGTAATATTGTTGATTGAAAGAATCTTCAAATGGTGCATCGCCACTTAATCCAGCGTTTATTCTGCCTAAAAGAGTTTTTGCATTTGAAGCGTGTTTAGATGGTCCATCGCCAGCACTTACTGGTTTGTCTGGATCCGTTGCATCCTCCCATCTTTTCCAACTAGCGTCTTCTGCCTGCTTGGCTCTTTTTTCAAATCCAAATGTGCTTGCGCGACTACTAGTTAGGTCACCAAACATTTTTCTTTCACTGCGCTCGGTAAACCTTGCAATCAGGTTATCTAACTCAGGGCCGCCCAAGGCCTGTTCAAGCCCTTTTTGAACGGCTGCCGCAATTGCGTTAATATCTGGATTATCTTCGGGCATATAAATCTTCTTGATTATTAAGGGGTCGTATGTTACTATCTAACTACTATGAACACATTTGAACATCAAGCTACAAAAACCGCAAAAGCATTTAGCATTGAAGGAGAGATGAGTTGGGGTCAACTTATTATTCTTTCACCTATTATTGTGCCCACCGCAATTATTTGGGGAATCCTTGATTTTGTATTTGGCACTCTGCCAGATATGCTATTTGGTTTTGAATCACCACCTTCTCAACCAAAGCGAACTCCAGAAGAAATGCAATTACTTCATCAAAAGTATCTTCAAAAGCAAGAGACGCTTAAGCAACAAAGAATTGATGAAATCAAAGCAGACCTTTGGCCCGAAAAATATTCTAATCGATAATTCCAACTTGTTTTAATTCGCGCATTAATTTATTAAAATCAGACGTACTATCTGGAACAACGTGCTCTAACTCTTCTTCAGGGACGTATTGAGACCCTTCTCCAAATAATTTGTCATATAGCTGAGGACTATTAGCAAATACGTTATTTTTTAATTCATCTTCTCTTAATTCGTATTGCATCTTCTCATCACGTTGCATCATGTACATCATGAGTTTTCGTTGAACGGAATTAAGTCCTCCGGAGCGTCCTCCAGATAATCCATTATCTCTGCCTCCGGTGTTGAATCGGCCCTCTTTATCGAGGAGTCGGGCGAGGTTATAAAGGAAATCCGACCCTCTTTCGATAAATTTTCCATTTCTCTCAAAATAGATTCCTGTCTTTCTATTAATTCTACATATTTCATATAAATGTAATTAATAGTAGGTTCATACCAATTTCTTGTTACATATTGAAATCTAGCCCGAGCAAAGTCCTTTTTATTAGGACCGGCCTGAGGACAAAAATCTTCATTTCCGTCAACAGAAACTAATGCCATGCCAACTTGAGCGGCGACCCAAGCTTTGGCTTGAGAAATAGAATCCTTGTAATCCTTGGCTGCATAACCTGCAACCATTTCATCTTCAAGTTTTAATGTGCGAATCACAAATTCGTGACCACAAAACTCAAAGGAATCTTCTAAAAACCCTAGCCATAAAAGACCATCAACATCATCAGTGACTTCATCAGGGAAGCCATCATTGTTTTCCATCATAAACGCTCCTTTAACTTTCCGCTTAAACGGAATCTTACTTATAAATTAAAGGACGGATCTTAAGTAAATGACGTAGTTGTTGAGTTACTTACTCCACCAAGATTGGCAGACCTAGTACCGTCAACGACAGGGTTAACTCCACCGCGAGTCATGTAAGTGTAGTTGACAGAAATTTGCTTAATGATTTCCATTGTACCGACAGAGATACGCTCACCATCAATAACATTAGAAATAACGCAGTTGTGATATTCTTCTGTATAAGGAGCCATTTTCTTGCCGCGAATTGCAGGTGGGCGAACATACTTAACGATACGGATAGGATTAGGAGTATTAGCTACTGCACGGAAGATTCCAACAATATCAACTGGACCCTTGCCGGTACCAGTAATTTTAGAATCGCCACCAAGATAAGATGCAAGGCGTTCCCAAACTTGTGCTCCATAAAGTTCATAAAGCTCAAGAGTAATCTGACCCATATTAGCAGCCTGAGGAGTAATAAGCTCAACAGGATAAGGCTCATCCATTGGGTGAATTGGCACGGTAGGAGCGACTGGAGTAGGAGAAATATGCTCAATTTGCTGAGCAAAAAGAATTGGCTTGTTTTCCCATGTGAAAACGGTAAAACCTGAGCCTGCTACTCTTGCGCGATTTTGTGCTCCATTAAGTGGTCCAGCCATTTATTATGCTCCTATATTTGTTTGGTTAGTTGTGGTAACCGAAGTAATTCCACTAGTTAAGTCAACGGCGAACTTGATATTTACATAATTAACTGCAAATGCTGGACGATAATTAAATCTAATGCCGATTTGTGTAGGATCAATAGAATCAAACTGACCCTGAACCGAATCAAATTGAACAATGACGCCATCATCTTGAAGAGTTCTAAGCGTTGATGCAATGGTGGTGGCAATTGTAAGAGGTGCAGAATCGTCAGCAATAGTGTTACCAATAACTTGAGTATCGATTGTTTGACGAAGGGACCTGATCATGTAATGCTTTGCGCGAATTGTATTAAGCTCTGCCTTGGCAACTGAAGTTTTATCAGTTGTTAAAGCGTGACGAACAAAGATTGAATTGTCATTTTTATTTTGTTCAATAACAAAGAGTCCTGCGCCTGAATCTTGGGTTTTCTGTGGCTTTGTGCTAGTGTCAACTATCTTTTTAAATCCGGCTAGAGTTTTTCTTGTCAAAGAAATTTGAGGTTCATAAGAAACAACCTTGCCTGCAACTGCTGCGGCGGCATACTGACCACCAAGAATTACTGAGGCGGTTGCGCTAGCTGTCGATGGGCGTTCAAATTTAGTTTGAGCAATAAATACCATGCGCTCATTAAAACTTGTATTATTAGAAGTGTATGCTTGAAGGCTTGTTAAATGCTCATTAACCTTAGCTCTGCTTGCATAAGTACTGCCCGATGGAGGATTGGTTGAATCTTCACCAATCACACCAATGATGAGCTGGTCATAGTTTGAATCCATGAAAGCAATGTGACCTTGCAAGGACTGGAAAATATTTAATTGAACGGTATCATTTAAAGTTGACGAATTACCAGTGCCAAAATTATAAGCTGCATTTTGTCCAATAACTGGAACAATAATTCCAATGTTTTCTTCATTTTGAAGCGCTCTAAATGTTTTGTTCCATGTGTTTGATGTACTTATGGTTTGAGCATTAGTTGGCTGACTACGAGCGGGCATATCACCAGTAATATCATCAGTGCTATAAAATAATGGCTGAAGTACAAGGTCTTGAGCGCCATTTTCAATAGCAATTTTTGCAGCTAAAGTCAATGGAGAGTTAACGGTTACTCCATCAATATCTGCAATTGCTTTACCAAAACGAGTTTCAATGTTTGAAAAATCGTTTCCAGATACGTAATAAGGTTTAAAATAATCCGCTGGTGTGTATGTGTATGTTACATATACTTGACGATCTTCAGGAATAACAAGGCCGTATTTAACTTGAGAATTAGCCGCTGTGTGAATAGCTGCATCGGTGCCATTTGCTCCGCGAGTCAAACCAGTAAATGTAATTGTAGTATTAGTTGGACTATTAATACTTGCGTTTGCATATTTGATCTGCTCATTATCCACAATAACCGTTCCATTTGTTGTTGGAAATGGGGTCAAAGCAGTAGCGGTAGCCGTCATTGTGGTAGCGTCCGCGCTTAGTGTAGTGTCTGCAAGGGGAATGGAAGTAATCGATAAGGCGCGAGCAATGGTGCGATTTGTATTATTAAAAATATAAGAACCCGGAATGTATCCACCGTTTGAAGTATAAGCCGCATTTGAACTTTGAGCATCACTTGAATCATAATCAGCTACAAATTGAATGCTTGTTAAAGCCATTGAATCTCCCGCTTTAACTCCTTTAAGCGGAACCGCTGTGGAAATAGTTGCTGCCGCTGCGTTCGCCGCCGTTACTCCAGTACCGCTTGAAAGCGTAATAGCAGTTGAAAGAGTCGCCCCTGTAGTAAAAGTAACATTATTTGCAGCGGGTATACCCGAAGAAGAAATGTAATAGGTTGTATTAGTAGAAAGGCCCGTAGTTGCGTTAAGTGTAGCTGCGGTACCACCAGCAGTTGTGGTAACAGTAAGGTTTTTAACCACACTCAAAGTCACCTGCTCGGTTACTGTTATGGTACCATTAGCGGGTCCAACAAGGCAAAGTAAATCGGGGGTAGCAATGATTGGGTTAATACCAGCCTGAGTAGTCTCAGTGATGGTTACGCCGGGTGGTCTAATGTAAGCTCTGGCCATAAGTAAATACTCTTTCAGGAATTATGAGTTAGTGAATTGAAGAAAGAAAGGTCTGGACTCAAGTCCATGCCGATCCGTTTGGTAATCCGGTTGGTTTTTCATCTATGCCATTAATGTATGGATACAAGAAGACTTTAGAAACATATTCATAAGATGTATTTGGTGGAAGGCTGTAAAACTCTCCCCAAATATCAACACGGTAAGACGTTGAATAACTAAGATCGTTTTCTGCTCCCCAAGGAACAGGCGTTGAAGTTTCATTTAATCCTTGAATTTTATCAGAATTAATATTAATAAAATGACCAATTGAATCAGGAAACGCATCAGAGTCAGCAGGGTAAATTCTTTCAAAAAAGTTATTTGTATAATCTGCAAGGTCGCCCATTGCAATAGTTTGAACAATGGTATCGGCAATTAAATCCCGATCTAATGATGATAATGCATAAATCATAAATTCAATATTACCTTTATAAAAATAATGTTTAAATTTCCAAATTTTATCATTGACATCGGTGATTGCTTCTTCGTGACCCACGCCAGCATTAAAAATTTCGTTTTCGTATAATCTAATTACAATTGCTGGAAAGGATTGCCTCTCTTTAGGCATATCAATAACAACTTTGGTTTCTCTTAATTTAGGATCTATGTGTTCATTAAAAACGGGTTTTAATGATTCAACCAACGCCGTTTTTATATAAGTCTTGTACTTAATTGTTTTTTCAGGCAGATAAGTCATCGATCAATCTCTACATTCATTAAAATGTGATTTTGTGGTAGTAAAGTAATTGGGTATTGTTGGTTAACCGTATGACGATTGCCAAAATCAGCACCTTTTTCTTTTTTGCCCCTGCGATCAAGCCCACGAATAGTTATTGGATTAGTCATCTTTGCTTGATACCTACGATCCGAATCTACAACGTGACCATAATCATCCAATTCAACATTAATAATTAAATCGCCATCGTTTACCGCAGGAAACCAACCCATTGTGGCATCTGCTGTTTGCACCTGCATCATTGCGCCTTGAGGTGTCAATGTAAAAAAGTCCTGCGGAGCATCTGGCTCAATTAAATAAGTCACAATGCTGGGACCGAATCCACGATATTTTGGAGCCTTAGGCCAACTGGCATCAGGGGTATAATCCGATCTTACAATTTCGCCAGTTGAAAGGTTAATCCACTCATTATCTGATTTTTCTCTTGATACAAAACCGTTACCCCAAGAAAGGTCATCATTGTTGCGAGTTTGACCATAAATGGAATCATAATTTGGAGAGCGCTCTGCATATCCGTTTTCAACATCTTTAATTGTTAACATCTTTTTAATAATTACGGGTTGACCCATACGACGCATCATGTCATGAACTTGACGACGAAGGCGTTTAATATCTTGAGGGCAATTTTCTTCGCCAACATATTTGGTGGCATATAAAAGATTGTTATAAACTTTGGTATAAAAACCTAATGATACTGCAAGATTTGCAGTTGCACTTAATAAGGAAGTTTTAGTATAATTAGTTGGCATGTCAACCCCTTATCCAAGGGTTAACGTTAAACTGTTCGCTTGAATTGTAAATGTGTCGCCGGTAATTAAAGTAATTGATGTGGACAAAGGTCCAAACCAAAGAAGGTTGCCACCTCCGACCGTAGAACTATCAAAAACGCCTACGGTTGTTACCGTTCCCCAAGACGAAGTTATGTTATTCCAAGCGATAGAATCACTATTTTTAATAGAAGATGAATTAGTTAAATCAGTGCTTGCGGTTGCGTTGCCCCATGTAATTTGCTTGCGCGTATAACTCGCGCCAGACACTTCCACTCCATCTTCCGCCGTATTATCAACGTAATTTACCGTTGGAGATTGTGTAAACAGGGCTACGTAAGTTCCGCTTGCAATAGAAAAATTAGTAATTTTTCCAACGCTTTGTTCTAAAAGTTTTTTTTCTAAATATTTTGTAATGTTTGCCATTGTATATATTAAGTGTCGTAATACTACCAATAACCGCGTCCAACGCTTCTTGCTCGCATAGGAGCAGGAATAAGACGACCGGCCTTGGCAGAAACAAGAAGTTTGCTGTGACCAAGCTGAAGAAAACCGCGCTTATAAAGAGCAACCCAACGATCATACTGAGCTTTTTCAAGAGTATGCATTGTTTCCCAGCGCTGAAGATAATCACGGCGATCTTGAAATGCAACTTGCGCACCAGTTGGCATTGGCTGCTCAACATAAGAGCGCATAATATGACGAAGGACTTGGATAAAAATACCTTGAACAAGAAGCGGATAATTGTCAGTGACAGTGTTATCTGCATTTACAAAAGTGCTGATACCTAAAGCGGTTGGGGGATTTTGATAATTAATGTCAAAAAGAGCATCCGCAATAAACTTTTCCATTTTTTCTTCACGGAAAAAATGCAAGGTCATATCTTGAACCCAAGGGCCTTCGTTCTCTGCATCAAAACAATCTTCAAGTTTAGTCCAAACACCATCTGCTACAACGCGAATGGGGGTATCAACAATTTCAAATGGATCAAAAACTTCAAAATCTACTCTGGTTGATTTGGTTGTTCCATCAATGATTTCAAAAGTTGCAACCGCAATATAATGACCTAGGCGAGTAGTGTCATCATAAATTAAAACTCCGGTGCCATCTTCTAAAATTTCTCCATCTAAAACAACTTTTTCAGCAGGATTGGCATACTCCTGATTCTTTTTATTATCTGATGGATCGTCGCCTGTACGAGTAGCGGGCAATTGAATAGTAAAAGTTACTGATCCAAGGTCTTCATAAGAATAAAGTTGATCATTATCATCGTAAAGACGGGCAACAAGGCGAGCAGAGTCACCTAGCGCAACAATTTTTGTTTGTCTATCATAACCAAGGCTCATGCAATTATTAACTGTTGGCAATAAACAATCTTAAAATAAAAAGAGCCGCACAAGGCGGCTCTTTCACTAAAACATTGATAAATTTACTTATCTGACTCTTCAGTTGCAGGCTCAGCTTTCTTAGCAGCAGCCTTCTTAGGAGCGGCCTTCTTGACCTCTTCCTTGACTACTTCTACGGCTTCTTCAACCTTTACTGCAACCTCTTCTACTTTTTCAACAACCGTTTCTGCAACAGCCTGTACAGTTTCTACTGAATCGGTTGCAAAAACCTTAAGTGCTTCAACAACTTCTTTAAGCTCCGCCTCTGCGTTTTCAAGGCTAGTTTTGAAATGATTAATTGTAGATGTAAGAGTCCATTCACGGAGTTCTAAATCTCTTTTATTGTTTTCGCTCATATTTTTCCTTATAATTAATTGCTATAAACGTCTGTTCCATCACTACCGGGAACTACGGCAACGCGAGGGCCAACGCTACTGCGAGTAATCTCAGTCGCTCTTTCCTCATTTGGGCGACCCTCTACTTCATTAAGGTGACCGATTGTAATACTTTTTTCTGTATTTGACTTGTCTAAACCTGTGAAATTACCAGCGTTACCAAGCTGATCGGTAAGAATATCTTCTGGGCGAGGCTGTGGCAAAGTTGATGCATTAGTCATCTGCTTTTCACGGATTGTCTGAGCGTCAGTGGCAGAAATAACTTCATAAAGACTACCAAGGTTATTAAGGAAGATTGAATCATCTAATTCGTCCTTGCTGATTGCAGTCATATCATTGCGCTGGCCTCTAGGAGCAAGTTCAATCTTGCGACCAGATCCAAATGTAACGCGAACATTAACGCCGCGAACATTACGAACATACTTGCTTGTTGACACACTCTTTCTGGGAGCAGTCTTGGGCTTTGCGGCAGGCTTGCGAGTTGCAGCAACTTTTGCTCCAACGGGTTCAGCAGCCTGACCATTAGGGGTTAGCTTCTTAGGTGGCATAATTTATTCTCTCTTTCTATAACAATATAAGACTTGACTTGATACTACAAACGAGACTTGCCACTGATTAAGACCGGGATTCGATATAGTAATTAGGGAAGCCAAACTAAGTCTTGACAATTTGACTATATGATATAGTCTTTGTACAAGTCAACGTTTGGCTTTTTATATAAATCTACGAAAGGAGTTAATTCCACTGGTCTCATTCAGCCCGTTAAGTTGTTAAGTAAGAGGGCTTGCGAAGTCAATGTAGGACAAATGAATGTGTTCCAAGGAAGATATTATGTTATATGCTAAAACAGCGGTTGTAGTAGCCGCCGTAATCGGTAGTTTTGCATCTACCCCAGAACCAGCGAAAGCTGTTAATAATCAGGCCCATATTACTACAATTCCGGGTCCTGTAGTAACAAAAACAAAGAAGTACCGCGTAAGAGTGCCAATTCAACACTTTTCCGTCAGAGCAACCGCATATTCAACTGAAGGCTGTGATGCTTCAGGTGGCGGTAATATTACATCAATGGGAACAACGCCCCGTTTTGGCGAAGTTGCCAATAATTTCCTTCCATTAGGAACAAGGATTTATTTCCCTAAAGCCATTTATGGCAAGCATTATTTTAGGGTTGAAGATCATATTGGTTGGGGTTCTCAGCTTGACATTTGGCTCCATTGCGGAAGTCAAATATCAGCATGGAACAATCCCACTGTTCATTTTTATACATACAAATGGAAGGTGAAAACAAAGAAGATCCGAATAAGGGCGTCGATCAGCCTTATTAAAGATCCTCTCAAACCTGTTGTAGTGGGTTCTAAGGCGCTTATATATAAAAATGTAGCCTACGCCCCATCTAAGGCTCCAATTAATGTTAAACGAGTTGTATGGGCCGGAAACAAGATCAATGCGCTTCCATATGTATGGGGAGGCGGGCATGGATCTTTTTTAGATTCTGGCTACGACTGTTCAGGATCAGTATCATATGCCCTTCATGGAGCAGATTTGATCAATACTCCAATGGATTCAGGATCACTAATGTCTTGGGGTCAGTCAGGGCCGGGTAAATGGATTACGGTTTACGCTAATTCAGGCCACACATACATGCATGTAGCTGGTATTAGGTTTGATACATCAGGAGCCAAACCTTCAAGGTGGCAATCTGATCTAAAACCTAGTTTAGAATATGCCCTTAGGCATCCAGATAACTTATAAATTAAAGGCCCTCGCAAGAGGGCCTTTTCTTTGTCTTTTAATCTATTTTTTAATATATGAACAATTCAATCAATAAAAGGCAAATATGGCAAAGAAAATAGGCGTAAATAGCAATGGCAAAGCTTGGATCAGTCCGCGTATGCTTAATTCAAAGTATTATACAAATTTTTATGGGTCTCAAACCAAACTGCAAATTGCAGACACCAATTCGAATAGTTACAAAATTTTAAAAGATATTATTAATAGAGGTAACACAATTTGTTCTAGGCCTTACAATATAAATGATCCTAATAACAATGGGCACAATATTAATTTAAGCAATTACGGACAAGTAAAGCGTTCTAGGGGATGGGACTGTTCATCGTCTGCCTGTTGTATATTACACCCTCATATATGGAAATCAAATGCAGCAGTAGTTTCGGGCGACATGGTTTCTATGAAAGGGTTTACATCTAGAGGTCACATTGATAAACAAAAATCTATTGTTGTATATGCAAATACAGGGCATATATTTTTAGATATATGGTGGCAGGGAAGCAAAATTACTTGGGATAATTGGGGCACAAGGGGTAGCCACACTCCATGGTATTCATCACCGGGAAGTCCTAATAGCCCATCTGCTTCTCAATATACAATAACGCATAAAAATTTATAAATTAATATAAATACAAATAAAAAGGCCCCCATTTCTGGGGGCCTTTTCTTTACCTCATAAAGCTATTAATTTCAGGAAAGGCCTGAGATATCAAGCTTGGCTGGTGAGGCTGGAGTGACAGGGTTGCTGCCGCCCTTGACGATGCGTGAAAGGCCGCGAGCGTTAAGGATGAGCATGCCGATAAGTTCGTCCATGACCCAACCCTTCCAAAATGTTTCAACATTATGGTTCTCTTCAACGTCAAGTGAGTACATGACGGGCATAACACCGACGTAATCAGGCTCAGCGGTAAGGAATACCTCGCCCTGTGGGACGATGATTGAACGCTGGATCTGGAATTCACCAAATGTGGTGATCTTCTCTCCACCGAATACCTTATCCTTGAATTCAAAGCCAGTTACGTTGAGATCCCAGTTGTAGAAATCGCGAGCGTCAGCAGGGTGAATGATGACACGGCGAGCTTCAAGCTGATTGATCTCGATCTGTGAAACAGCGCTGTAAAAGTCGCTAGGCTCAAGTGGGTTACCATCACCAATAAGGATGGTCTGCTCACCTGCTGAACCAGCGGCAATACCGGTCTGACGACCACCGGTTGCGCCAGCGCCAACTGTGTTATTGTTACGTGCAGTACCAAGCTCAGCAATAGCAGCCTCAAGAAGAAGGATAAGACGGGCGTCCTCCTGCTTCTGGATTGCCTGACGGCTCTCGTCCTGTGCGTACTCAACAGCGTTTACACGAAGGTAGTACAGATCTTCCTTACGGATACGTGGGAACGTAGCGATACGGAAAAGCTGAGGGAATGCCTGCTTGCCTTCGAATGGGGTGATCTTAACTTCCGAGTCGGTCTGATTAAGGATATAAGCCCTACCCAGATCGTCAAGGATGTCGTATGGCATAAGTGGACCGCGCTCCAGAGTATCCTCAATAAGAACATTACGAGTAATGCCCTCATAACGAAGACGGATCTGGATTGGGCCGATCATGCCCTGACCAATGCGGCGCATTGCGTTCGATGAATCCTTTAGGATTGATTGAAGCTTCTGTGCCTTTGCTTCTTTGGTAAGCTTAGGTGCGTTAGCAAGCTTAGCCTCGTAGTCGGCTGATGAAACAGCCTTGCGTGATGTAATTTCCATATTAATCATGTTCCTTTCTTATACCAGTAGGTCCACGGTAATACGGCTTGCGCTAGTACGTTCTACAAGACGCGCAACTGGTTTTTTGTTTGATGGGGCTGATGAAAGCGAAACAAGGCGACCATCGGGACCACCATAAAGCAGAACATCTGAACCTACGGCGCCCGCTCCTGAGATTGCGGCAGTTAGTGATTGAGCGCCTGAGATTGCACTACCATCTGACAGCGTTCCAGCATCGTTAAATGCAGGAGCAAGGATCTCAAATACTGAATCAGGACCACGCCAAACGCCGACCGAATTCTGTAATGAATCGCCAGAAAAACCTTCATCAAGGTCTCCGCCAACAAAGTTAGCAAGAAGACCAAATGGTGGCTCAGTGGCATTGTCTGTGGCAGCAGCAAGAGCAGTTACGGCTACTTGTTCTGTATTTTTAAGGCGAGTTACCACCATGCCGGGAACAAGTCCAGTCTGAAATTTAAACGCTGCTGTAGGCAACGAAAGTACTCCAGATGAACGGTAAGAGTCAGAAAGCGTTGCGGCATAAGGCGTAGCCTGAGTATTTGCATACAATGGCCGACAAGTGCGCTTCTGATACTTATTAGCTAGATTCTTTAGTCTAAGCATATTATGTATTTTCCTATTTTGTCTTTGTGATTTTAGTTTCACGCCTTGTGGGCGCTACGCCGTTTCAATTGTTTCTAGACGGCGGGTTGTAAAAATAAAGTAATATTCTCTTATTTTTTACATAAACAGAGCGGAATCATCTGATTCTGCCTGAGTTGTTGCGGGAGCAGTACTTGCCTCCCTAACTAGAGACGGAAGCCTCTTAGCTGTCCGCGCCGACTTCTTAAGGCCCGCTGTCTTAACGCGATTAGCGTAAGCCAGTGAAGCCTCAACAATTGCGGGCGCTGCTTTTTCAAGCTCAGCAACTCTTGCATACTTCTGTGAAGCGTCAAGAATGCCAAGTTCGATCTCAGTATCAGCCAGTTTGAAAGCCGACATGATATGAGCGGTGCTATCATTACCATCACCAAAAGCGTGATCCTTAGAATCAACTCCAGTTGGGTAAAATTCCTTACTATTCTGATCGTGGTAGAAACTCTTATTCTGAGGATCTACTGGATCAGCCTGACGAGTAACCGCGCTATTACCATCTGGGAAAGTAGCCGTTGGGCCAGAATCCTGAGTGGTAATTGCATGTGGTCCCTTGTCATCTGTTACACTAATGCGGTCATCGGCCTTACCAATTGGATCGGAAGGCTCTGCACCACGAACATCTGATACAACCCAAGATGAAGACTTAACGCCTTCTTCACTAGCTGGGAATGGATCATGACTTACGGGAGATTCCTGACCAAGTGAGTCACCCTTATCGCCATGGAAAGTATCCGTATGGATAGCTTCAATGTTCTTTGAGTGCTCATCGCCCTGATCAACTTCTACTGTCTTTTCATCGCCAGTGCCAACACCAGAAATGCCACCGATATCGGTAACATTAACCTGAGCGTCAGCCTTGGATGCGTCTTCATTTGAAGCTCCACCAACGCCACCAGTTCCGACTACATCAGTATTGTAGTCAGGCTTGGCAACAGCCGGTGCGCTTGTCATTGCGTCAGCGATATGTGTTTCCATGTTGTTCCTTTTTCTGTTACCAGCAGCCGCAAGGAAATCCGATGCGGTGCGAACTGATGATGTGACGGGCTGTTTAGGGTCCTTCACAACATAGTCTTGCGGCTCATTAGACGCTGGTGGCGTCTGAACCGGAAGTATTGGTCGTTCAATTTTATTGATTTGTGAAATTTTTGTGTCGGATACTGTCCATCCGGCATCTGTTACATGAGAGAGTGTAGGCAAATTATTAGTATCAACATCTAAAGTTGATAAAGATTCTTCATTTGCTTCTTCTGATTCATCATGCTTTTTAGCGGCGCTAAGATCTGGATCGCCAAATCCTTCAGGCTCTGCTTCATAACCACAAACGTCGCATTGTGGGCCATCCATAATTTCGCCACAAATGTCGCAAACCTTATCTTCGCGCAAAGTATCTACTTCTTCAGGAGCGCGAGTTTTAGTGATCTGTGGCTTATCATTAGAAGTTTTTTCACTCTTATCATGGCCAACTTCTTTGCCAACAACGGATTCGGCCCAAGAGCGACCTGAATCTCCGCCCCAAAGCATCCAAGCAGTCTTCCAAGGTGAGTTACCTTTGCCGCCATCATCTGGGCGAGTCTTATCATGACGCTCAAAGAATGAATGCATACGCTTAACATGATCAAGGCTTAGAGCCTTGCCTGAAGCGATATCATGAGCACGACCTTTGGTTGCAGATTCAAGACCATCGCCAGCCTCGCCAGCTTCAACCATTTCAAGACCACGACGAGCATTGTTTTGTACTGACTCTGGTGGAGCAAATCCTTCAGATGCATTCTTTTGATTTTTCTTTTTGTTCATTGTGGCATAAAAAACTTCTTCGCCTTTTTCTTCGCCATACTGATCAATCATTGAATCTTTTGCCTTTTGAGCAGATCCTGCGCCGCCAAAGTACTTATCGTATTCACTCATTGGACCAAATTTATTCATTGAGGCTTCCTTTACATTTGAACGAACCTCGCGGATAAGAGCAGTCTCATCGGCGGGGTCAAATACTGCTGAAATCTCAAAGAACTTAATGCCGTAGCAATCCTCATATGATTTCTTTGAAGTTTTATGACCCGTCTCAGGATCGATGTAATCGCACATAGCGCCCTTCATGCGAACGTGGTTGCAAAATTCATCAGGGGTAGTTGCAGAGTTCTTGCAGATATTGCAAACGGAGCGCTCTACGTCACA